GAGGCATCTACAAAAGGGAAGAATTACTTCATTGAGGGTGTATTTATGCAAGCCAATGTGAAGAATCGCAATGGTCGGTTATATCCTAAAGAAATACTACAAAAAGAAGCCAAAAGATACGAACAAAATTATATCAACCAAAACAGAGCGTTTGGAGAATTAGGACATCCAGAAGGACCTACTGTCAATCTTGAAAGAGTTTCCCACATGATTACAAGTTTAGATGAAGATGGGGACAATTTCGTAGGTCGAGCAAAGATTATGGATACACCTTATGGTAAAATAGTAAAGAACCTTATCGATGAGGGTGCCCGATTGGGTGTCTCATCCAGAGGAATGGGCTCCTTAAAGCCTATGGGTAGCAATTGTAGTCATGTACAAGATGATTTTTATCTTGCAACAGCTGCAGATATTGTTGCCGATCCTTCTGCACCAGCGGCTTTTGTCAATGGTATTATGGAAGGTAAAGAATGGATATGGGATAACGGTATTCTAGATGAACGCCACATTGCCCGAATCGAAAAAGAAATGAAAATAACTAGTCAAAAGGATTTAGATGCATATCAACTAAAAGCCTTTGACCAGTTTATGTCTAGTTTATAAAATTACTAAATATTATACAAAGCAAATACACTTTAATTACAAAGAGATTAGGAGATTTAAATGTCTGAAGAAAAATTGGCCAAAGAGTCTGAAGAACTGACAGAAGAAGAAATAGCAGAAAAGGCGAAAGTCGCTGCTAAAGAAGATTCTTCAGACGGAAACGAAGACGACGAAGAAGAAGAAGTAGAAGAAAGTAAATCTACTAAAGCTTCAGTTAAAAAAGAAGAAGAAGACGAAGAAGAGTCCGATTCTGAAGAAGACGAAGAAGAAGTGGAAGAGGCTGTTAAAGCGGTTGTTCCAAAGACCAAGAACGGAATGTTAAAATCCGTTTACGAAAAACTTAATGGTCTGAAAAAAGATCAATTAGCAGCACAGTACGAAACTATTCTTAAAGCTACTGACATCGTTAAAGAAGATTCAGTTGAAGAAGAAGTTGAATCAAAACGTACTAAAGCGGCAATTACAGCAGAAGATCTTAACATTGATGTAAAAGATGATGTTGAGGCACTTATACAAGGAGAAGATGGTCTAACAGAGGAATTTAAACAAAAAGCCTCTACTATTTTCGAAGCTGCTGTACAATCAAAAGTTTTAGAAGAAGTTAACAAAAAAGCAAATGAAATTGAAGCTCAATTAAAAGAAGACCAAGATAAATCTGGTGCAGACTTCAAAAAAGACATGTCAGAAAAAGTTGACGGTTATCTTACTTATGTCGTAGAAGAGTGGATGAAGGAAAATGAATTGGCAATCGAAAAAGGAATTCGTTCCGAATTGGTTGAAGATTTCATGTCTGGATTAAGAACTCTTTTCTCAGAACATTACATCGACATTCCTGAAGAGAAAGTGGACATGGTTGACGACTTATTCACAAAAGTTGAAGATCTTGAAACCTCTTTGGATGAAGAGATGAATCGTGGAGTAGAACTCCAAAAAGAATTGGCTCAGTTCAAAAAAGATGATGCCCTTAAAGAAGCAACCAAAGAGTTGGCTGATACAGAAACAGAAAAGATTTCTAAATTAGCTGAAGGCATCGAATATGAAAACACAGAGCAATACATTGAAAAATTGAATGTATTAAAAGAAAGCTATTTTCCTAAATCTGATACTGCTATTTCAGAGATCACAGAAACGGATGAAACAATTGAAGTTCTTGAAGATCAACCGGAAGAAAAACTTAATGAAAACATGGAACATTATACCTCAGCGATAAAACGCTACAATTCATAATAATTTTTAATTTTATAACCTTTAGGAGACAAATATGTATTTATCTGAAGACCTTCAAAAAAAGTGGGGTCCAGTTCTTACGCATGATGATCTGCCACCGATTAAAGATAACTATCGGAAAGCGGTAACAGCTGTTCTTTTGGAAAACCAAGAGAAAGCAATGCGAGAACAAGCTAGCCAAGGCAGTGGTGTTTTTGGTAATATTTCAGAAGCAGCACACGCAAACAAGACCGGCGGTAATATTGACGGTGTTGATCCTGTTTTGATTTCATTGGTTCGTAGAGCCATGCCAAATCTCATCGCTTATGATGTTTGTGGAGTTCAACCAATGACTGGTCCTACCGGATTGATCTTTGCAATGAAATCTCACATCACATCTCAGGCTGGTGTACAGGCCGCAGACTCTGTTGAAGCCGACACATCCTTTTCTGGTAGTGGAACACATTCTGCTAACACTAACCCAGCAGATTCTAGTATGACTACTGGTACTGGTACAGTAACCGCAACACAAGAAGCTGATGTAACAATTGGTGAAATGGCGTTCGCAATTGATAAAGTAACTGTTACTGCTAAGTCACGTGCACTCAAAGCTGAGTACACAATGGAATTGGCACAGGATCTTAAAGCCGTTCACGGGTTGGATGCTGAAACAGAACTGTCAAACATTCTGTCAAACGAAATTTTGGCTGAGATTAACCGCGAAGTTATGAGAACCATTTATACCAATGCTAAAACTGGTGCACAACATAACACCACATCCGCAGGAACTTTTGACCTTGATACAGATTCTAATGGCCGTTGGTCAGTAGAGAAGTTCAAAGGATTGATGTTCCAGATTGAACGTGAAGCAAACGCAATTGCTAAAGATACTCGTAGAGGAAAAGGTAATGTTCTCATTACTTCTTCAGACGTAGCATCTGCTCTAGCAATGGCCGGAATGCTTTCAGGTAATCCTTCGGGCAATGACTTGAACGTTGATGATGCAGGAGCAACAATGGTTGGTACTCTTAATGGTCGATTCAAAGTTTATGTCGATCCTTATGCCCCATCCTCTGCAACTAACTTCTTCACTGTTGGTTACAAAGGTTCATCTGCATATGATGCCGGACTTTTCTACTGTCCTTACATCCCATTGCAAATGGTTCGTGCAGTTGGTGAGAACTCTTTCCAACCAAAGATTGGTTTCAAGACACGTTATGGTCTAGTTTCTAATCCTTTCGCGAATGACACAAGTTCCGCAAATAACGGAGCAGGTGATGGTTCACTTACAGCTAACGCTAACCGTTATTACAGACACGTTATCGTAGCAAACTTGATGTAGTCCTTTTTTAAGGAATACAGAGAAAAGGGGTAGGCTTTTGTCTACCCCTTTTTTTATGCTTACTAAATAGTAATAGTATTGACAAAAAGTGTAAGCCAAAGATAAGGTAGATATAATATGAATGATAATGTTTATGTGCTTGGTAATGGATCTAGTAGAGAAAATATTGATCCAACTTTATTACCTGGTACGGTCATAGGATGTAATGCTTGTTATAGAGATTTTACGCCTGATGTGATTTGTGCTACTGATGCAGGGATAATGTGTGATATTATTGATTCGGGTTTCGATGGAGAATGTTATTTTACACATAATTCATGGAATTTGTTACCGGCTGAAGTAGGGTCGTCATTATTTAATGGTACAGAATATACATCAACAAGAAAAGCTGATGATAATCAATTCGTATATATTTCTGGACTTGATGGTGAAGTAACAAAAACTCAAAGCTATATTATTTGGGTTCCAAAAGAAATGGAACATAAAATTAAAAATATAGGTACTGAAGTTTTAGGATGGTCTACCGGAACTTCTGCAGTATATGTTGCATGTAAGAATTGGATGCGTCCTTGTCGATCAGATGGAAACATGAACGGACCAAAGAAAGTTTATCTATTGGGATTTGATCATAAAACTAATAGATATGACAATCTTTATGCTGATACTAAACATTACTTTAGTAAAGATAGTACACATAAATGGTTAGATGTACATAACAATTGGTCAGACCAACTATATAAAATGTTCAAGTGGTATCCTAATATAGAATTTTATTGGGTTAATTATAGTGGTTATCAAACAGATAATGCATTTACAAGAAATTTACACTTCCTAGAGGAAAAGGAACTATGGCAAGTTTAGCAAAACAACCAAAAAACATGAATCCTTTGGCAGATGTTCAATATAAATTTGATATTGCAGCATTACCAAATACTTCTTTCTTTGTACAAACCGCCGCGTTACCTGGAATTACTCTTTCTCCTATGGAAATAGGACTTCCTCAAAGACAGGGATTTGCTCGTAGTACAGGAACAATTCAATATGAAGAACTTACTATAGCATTTCTTGTTGATGAATATTTAAAAAATTGGATGGAAATTTATAATTGGCTAACAGGACAGCCTTCATATACATCCGGAGTATTAACTATTTTAAGTAGTTCAATGAATCC